GAACTCAATATATACAGGTGGTGGTGATTTAGATGGACAAGGCGTTGTTGGTGATAGACGTTGGAAAGGAATAAATGGACAATACGCAAGATATGGTGTGGGTACATCTACCCAGTTTAGAGTAAATCATGGTGGTGGTGCAGGAGATGGTTTCAATGGAAACTGTGCGAACAGAGGACCTATGTACATATCAGCACAAACAAATACTACAGGCGTTTATACTGTGTCTGCCTCTATTAGTTCTTCATATGGTAGTGGCTATGGAACGCCAACCATATCAGTAAGCACAAGCACATCGAGTGCTGGTACTACTATTTCTAATAGTGGCACAGTAGGAATTACAGCGGCTACAACTAATTATTTTACTACTTATGGCACAGCCTCTAATAATAAAAACTACTACTATAACAGTTTGAGTTTTTCTGTTTCTGGCACTTGTTTAGCAATACAAACTGGCACTTCTGGTGGAGCAGGAGGTGTTGGTCAGGGTTATAATCAATCTGCTGGATCAGGTTCAAGTGCTAGTAGTGCATCTAATAATGCTGGTGCTGGTGGAGCAGGAGGTGCTGGTGGAGCATTTGGTGCATCAGGATCTAATGGTAGTGATGGTGGTAATGGCAGTGGGAGTTCTGTAAGTTTCCCATCTTCTGCACCAACTAATGGAGCAAGTGGAGCTTCGGGTGGTGCTTCTGGTAAATCAATATTAGGTATAAGTAATGTTACATCAAGTGGTAGTGGTTCATTGACAGGAGGTACAGCATAATGCCTTTAACAAGTTTAAAATTCAAAGCAGGGATCGTATCTGACGTTACATCATTAAGTGCAGAAGGTGGGTATACCGATGGTGATTTAGTTAGGTTTCGTTTAGGCTATCCAGAAAAATTTGGTGGCTGGGAAAAATATAGTCAAAACACATACTTAGGCAGTGCTAGAAGACTACACAACTGGGTCGCTCTTGATGGGTCTGATTTTTTAGGTATTGGTACACATTTAAAATATTATATTGAAGAAGGTCAAACTTTTAATGATATTACACCTATTAGGAATACAACAAGTGCTGGAGATATAACTTTTTCTGCGACAAACGGCTCAACAACAATTACGGTAACTGATCCTGCTCACGGTGCTAATGAAAAAGACTTTGTAACTTTTTCTGGTGCAACAACTTTAGGTGGCACAATTACAGCTACAATACTGAATGCAGAGTTTCAAATAACATCATTAATAAGTTCTAATTCTTATACAATTACATCTAGCGTCGCCGCAAATTCTTCTGATACTGGTAATGGAGGCAGTAGTGTTGTAGGTGCATATCAGTTAAATGTCGGATTAGATGTGACAGTTGGTGGAACTGGTTGGGGTGCTGGTCAGTGGAGTGGTACAACATCAGGTGCTTTAGCCACACAACTTGCTCAAAGTTTAAATGCTACTGATACTTCCTTTAGTGTAGATGATGAGACAGGTATGAACAGTCTCAATGATATAATATTAATAAATGAAGAGTTAATGGCTATAACACCAACTTCTGATGATAATACAATGACAGTGACTCGTGCTCAAGGAGGCACTACTGCAACTACACATGCAGACAACAGCCTAATAAGATTAAGGGCTGGTAATGCAGATTCTGCTAATGATTTTGTTGGATGGGGTGATGCTGCATCGGTTACGACCCCTGGAGCACAGATTAGATTATGGTCGCACGATAATTTTGGTGAAGATATTATTATAAACCCAAGGGATAGTGGTTTATTTTACTGGGATAAAACTAATGGTTTAGGTAATAGGGCTGTAGAATTAAGTGCGACAAGTACATATTCAGGTGAAACTAGTGTGCCTACGGTGGCAAAACAAATTTTAGTCTCCGACCAAGACCGTCATGTAATAGCTTTTGGTTGTGATGGGTTAGGTGCAACACCTACAGCAACACAAGGGGATGGCATACAAGACCCATTGTTGATACGTTTTTCATCACAAGAAAACCCAGTAGACTTTTTTCCAACTGCTACTAATACTGCTGGTGATTTAAGATTAGGTGGTGGTTCAACATTTGTACAAGCTGTAGAAACTAAACAATTAATATTAGTTTTTACTAATAAAACACTACACGCTATGAAATTTATAGGTCCACCATTTACATTTGGTTTACAAGAGTTATCAAAAAACATAACTATTATGAGCCCTTTTTCTGCTATTGCAGTTGAAGATGCTGTGTTTTGGATGGGAGTAGATACATTTTATTTGTATGAAAATGGTCAAACAATACAATTACCATGTACAGTGAAAGATAAAGTGTTTTTAGATTTTAATTTTGAAGAACGAAACAAAGTGCATGTAGGATTAAATTCAGAGTTTACAGAAATACTATGGTTTTACCCATCATCTGCTGGTACAGAAATAGATAAATATGTGGCTTATAATTATCAAGAAAGATTATGGTATTATGGCACACTAAACAGACAAGCATGGTTAGACAGAGGTATTAGGAATTTACCACAAGCAACTGGTAATCAATATTTATATAATCATGAAATAGGTTACGATGATGATGGTTCTGCCATGACATCATTTATTGAATCAGCAGTAATGGATATAGGTGAAGGTAATAATTTTGTATCTATTCGTAGAGTTATACCAGATGTTACATTTGCTGGAAGCACGAGTACAAACCCGACAGTATCGTTTACAGTAAAGAGTAAAAATTTTCCTGGAGGTGGGTTTGAGCAAACTGGCTCAGGCACTACAGAACGTTCGGCAACTACACCAGTAGAAAAATTTACAACAAAGCTTGATTATAGAATTAGAGGTAGGTCATTTGCATTACGACTTGATTCTACATCTTTAGGTACAAAATATAAACTAGGTACACCACGCATTGATATTAGACCAGATGGAAGGCAGTAATGTTAGTAACAAGTATACCACAATACATTCAAGGTTTAACAAACGCTAAGGCAGACTTATCAACGACAAACCTTACTACATTATACACAGCTCCTACTGGTGATGATTTTAATGCTTCTGTTATAAATTCAATATTAGTATCAAATGAATCTCCTAACGCAGATACGATAACAGCAACTTTAACCGATGGGGCAAGTGCTGTCTTTAGTCTTTTTAATTTAAAAGCTGTAGGAGCTAATACAACAGTAGAACTATTAACAAAAGATTTAATTTTACAAAGTGGTGAAGTTATTAAAGTACAAGCGGCGACTGCAAATAGATTGCATGTAATCGCTAGTGTACAAGAATTAAGTAAAACTAGAACTAGTTCTGGTGGTGGTTTCATACAAGGTATTGTATAATTGTTTACGAGGTGGTAGGATAGTAGCATGAGTATAGCAAGTCTTCAATATGATGTAATAGACAGCACCCCTATAGGTTTGGCAACTATTGATAAAGCTTCAAAAATGTTGTCAGACTTTGGTCGTAATGGTGATACTTATGTAGTACATGCAAAAGAGGGTGAAACTGTAATACCTATGGAAGTTTTGGATAATAATCCAAGACTGAAAGATATGTTGTTTCAGCAAATGCGTGATCTTGACCTTGACCCTTACCGTTATATTGTTGGTAATGAGCTTAACTCAATCAATCCAGTGACTGGTCAGCCTGAGTTTTTTATCAAAAAATTATTTAAGGGTTTGAAAAAAGTAGTCAAAAAGGTAGCACCAATAGTACTACCAATCGCCGCTCCGTTTTTACTACCTACTATGCCTTTGTTTTTATCAACTGGTATAGGCACATTAGCAGGAGGTTTAGTTGGTGGTCAAAGACCAAAAGATGCTTTGCGTAATGCTATTATATCAGGTGGTCTAGCTGGATTAGGTAATATGGCATTTGGTCAAGGTGGTTTTACTGGTAGTGCTGTAGATGCTGGAATAGCAAGTGCTCCTACGAAAACTCCTGGATTAGACCTAACAAAAGCACCTGATAGATTTATTGGTCCACCAGAGGACACTGGCATATTATCAACAATTAAAAAAGGTGCTGGAGATGCAGTTGACTCAGTAAGTAGTTTTTATGATAAATACATATCACCTAGTAGGGAAAGTATAATGCCATCAAAAGATGCTATTATGAAGTCCGCTAGAGAAACGGCTGATGCTAAAATAAAATCCGCAACTGATTTAGGTATCAAATTGTCTGATGACAAAAAACAAGATATACTCCTAAAAGCTTTTGAATCAGCAGAAAAAGAATTAGCCCCTAGTGCTTTCAAAAAGTTTGGTCCAGTAGGTGGTTTGACTGCATTAGGTTTATACGGATTAGATAAAGCTGGTTTACCAATATTTACAGTTAAGGAAGAGGAACAAGGTCCAGCACCATTGACAGGACTTGACTTACTTCAACAAGACCCTGATAGATTTAAGTTTGCTAATTTTTATGGGGATAATCCATTCTATAAAGATAGAATAGCCATAGGTGAGCCAGTCAGAGGAGCAGATGGTGGAGAAATAGTTGGTCCTGGAACACCAACCTCTGATTCTATACCAGCTATGTTAAGTGATGGTGAGTTTGTAATGAATGCAAAAGCAGTTAGAGGTGCTGGTAATGGTGATAGAAAACAAGGTGCAAAACGCATGTATCAAATGATGAAAAAGTTTGAGAGGGTGGCATAATGACAACACAGACCGTAGTACAAAGGGAAGCCCCTGAAATAGAAGCCTATAAACTTGGGCTGATGGAACAAGCCAAAGCTTTAGCAGGAACTGCACCTACAGTAGACCAATTAGCAAAGCTTACACCAGCACAATTAGGTTTGTCTGATGTGCAACAAGATTTAGTTGATAGAGCTAGTGGTGGTATAGGTGATTACTCACAGTTTTTAACTGATGCAGATACAAGATTAGATGAAGCTACAGCTACATTAGGTAGAGCAGAAACTGCAGGAGGTTTGTCTACTGGCATATTTGATCCTAATATGGTGCAACAGTTTATGAACCCATATCAAAAAGCTGTAACCGAACAAGCTTTACAACAGTTAAATAAACAGTTTTTAGAACAACAAGCTCAAAGAGGAGCAGGAGCTGTAGGTGCTGGAGCATTTGGTGGTTCAAGACAAGGTATTATGGAAGGGCTTGCACAAAGAGAATTAGGCGAAGTTGCAAGTAGAAGAATATTTGAAGACTTAGCTAGAAACTTTGGTCAAGCACAACAGTCAGCAATGTCATCATTTGAGAATCAACAACGACGTCAAGCTAACCAAGCCTCATTACTCTCTAACCTTAGTGGTCAAAGGGCAGGACAAGCCATGCAACAAGCAGGATTAGGTGAGTTAGCACAAAATATTGACTTGAAAGAATTACAAGCATTGCAAGGTATTGGTGCATTAGAACAAGCACAAAGACAAGCTGATGAACAAGCTAGAGTTGCTGGAGAAAGGTTTGCCTTTTTAGAGCCACAACAAAGGCTTAGTTTTTATAGTGATATATTAAGAGGTGTACCAAGTACACAAATACAAACTTTAACTGGTGGAGGTGGTGCTCCACAAGTACCTATATTTCAACAAGCTCTTGGTGCTGGTATAACTGGATTAGGATTATACGGTGCTGGAAGTAAATTGGGGATTTTTTAATGAATGTATTACAAAGACAAATGTTTAAAATGCCTACAACAAATGAACCGATGGGTGGTATTACGTCGGGACTTGATGAAGCTGAGGCTGTGGAATCAACTGAGGCTCTCGGTGGAATCGCGTCTGGTATTGAAACATTGTTTGCAAATATTGATAATGCGGAAAATCCAAAAGAAATTATGGACGCTATCAGAGGTGATGAAGCCTCGGTGGAGGAGCGTCGTACTGAGTTGGGACAGTTGGTCGGTAAAGCAGATGCTGACAAAACTCCGGAGTCGGTTTTAACTATGGTACAACCGTTAATGACGGTAATAGAATCTACTGGTGGTATAGCTAGTTTAGATGCTGATGAAGGTGAAGAATCACCAGTTGCACCGAATATTGGTGAAGCAAATCAAGCAGAAGCTATGGCTAGAATGATGCAAAACGAACCTACAGCTATGTTAAGTAGAGGCACTATACCAGATGTAAATCAACAAATAGCTGGGATGAATGCTTTGGCAAATACTCCAGTTGGTTTATTAGCACTTTCACAACAATATGCTCCAAAAGTTACACCTTTAGCTACTCTTCAAAAACAATTCTTAGATAGACCTAGTGCTTATAAGGAGTATGCTGAAACACTTCCAGGACTTACATTAGCAAAGTTTGGACAAATAATTGGTCGTAGTCCAACATTAATTGGAGCCGCTTTAGATCCCGAAACAGCTAAATTAACGGATCCGTTTTTACAGCTTTCATTATTAAAAGCTAAAGAAGATGCAAGTCGTTTAGAAAAAGCTAGTGATGTGTTTACAAAACAAACAGAGGCAAGTGCTAAAGCTAAAGCTGATTTAGCTAAACCAATATTCACAGAATTAGCTAAATCTGGTTATGAGTTTATGGAAAATAAAATGGGCGATATTATTGCCACTAATAAAAGAACTGGTGATGTGCAAATAGTTCAATCAGGTCCAGGAGAAATAATAAAAGAAGGTGGTTTTGTAGGCAGAATCACTAGAGATCCTGATGGTGGCACATCATTAAAAGTTATAAAAGAAGCCCCAAATATTGATAAATTTAAAGATGAAGCATCAGGTGCAACATACATATTTGATAAAAACCAAATGGACAATAAAGGTAATTTCAAATTTCAAATAGTTGGTGGTAAAACCCAAGGTCAGATAACTGCAGAAAATACTGCAATTAAAGAAGGTCCAAACGGATCAATCTTTTTAATTAATAAACTTGACGGCACTGCAACAGAAAAAGTTCCTGGAAAAGATGAATTATCTACTGAGTTTGTTGATGGCGTTGGTATTGTAGTTGTAAATAAAACAAAAGGAACAAAACAAGTCTTATCAGGCACTCAAGGCAAAGACATGGCAACCTTTGGTACAAAAGAAACTGGATTTATTGCAGTTGATTTAAATAACCCAACACAAAAAACACAACTGACTGAAGGTGTAAAACCAGAAGTATTCCAAAAAATAGATCAATTACTAGAAACACAAACAGCTTTAAAAAGCCCTGACTTAAACAGAAATAGTCAAGAATATAAAAATTTACAAACTAAACAACAGATTTTAACTCGTGATTTATTTGATACTAGTGAGTTTGAAAATGTTGTAAATGCTAAGGGCGAAGCTATGAGGACAAGATTCCTTAGAGCTGGATTAAATGAAAACGATGCTAACCGTTTAGTGATGGGTTATAAAGAAGAAGCTTATGATGATTTTATAAATAAAAAATCTACTGTAACCACTACATACAACCCAACAGAATCAATGGATAAAGTATTTGCTAAGTCCATTGAAAAACTTATTACTGACACAAGAACAGTTGCTGAGGGTAATCAAAAACTTGCAAGTTTTGCACAGATATTTGAAGAAGGTAGTGAAGGATTTAGGACTGGTACACTTGCTCCAGCAAGATTAGCTATTGGTAAGTTTATCAACGCCTCACCAACTCTCAAAGCAAAGTTTGAAAGTGCAATAGGTAAAGAAAACTTAGAAAACTTTATTGGTGGTAATATAGCTGTAGGTGAAACATTAAATAAAATAGGTGCTCAATTTGCTGTTACTTTTGCTTCTAACTTCCCAGGAAACTTGAACCAGTCAGAAGTTGACTTAGTTAAAGAAGCTGGATTACAGTTAACAACTACACCTGAAGGTATTGCAATTATGGAAGGGATATTTAAACAAGCCGCAGATCGTTCAACAGCAGAGCTAAAAATAATAGAAGATGCAATGAAAGATCCTCAGCTAAAGAATTTAAATCCTGAAGATAGATATATTGAAATGACTGCAAGAATAGATAAACATCGTAAGGATAACCCACTTGTGACGGCAGAAACGATTGAAAAACTACAAGGTGCAAAACCTCAAACTCAAAGTGGCTTTTTCTTTGCTGATGAAAATAATCAAGATGTTGGTATAAATATTACACCAATACAAGAACAAAGAGCACAGATTATATTTAAGGCAACAGACAAAGATGACTTTATAACAAATTACGCTGATGAATTTAAAACGCTATTATCAAAACAAGCACCAAAGAAAAGATTTAGTCCAAAAGATATAAGCGACTTTTATGATGCTTATAGACAATACAAATTTTTAAAGAGGAACTAATTTTGGAATTTAATGAACCAACTGGTACAGACATAAATGTTTCCAACACTCCTACAAGTTCTTTAAACGAGCCAGTAGGCGAAGAAATTACAATATCAGAGGGATCCACTGGTGCAAAGACTGCTGGTGGTATATCATTAGATGTTGTGCCTGACTCTAATTTTTTTGATTTACTTGGTGCTATTATGCCAGACTCAGGTAATTTTTTAGACTTTGCAACTAGTCCAGCACTTTCAATGATGACAAAACCAGAGGGTGAATTTAATAAATATGCTGAAGGTATTGACACCATATTGAATAATATGGCATTAGAAAACCAACGTATTGAAAATGTTTTACAAGAAAAGTTTGGTGATAATTATTTAGGTAAAGATGCAATAGGTGGTCTTACCACTAATGATAGAGACAGCCTAGCTCGTAGATCTCAGTTTGCAGATAAATTTGCCTTTTTTAAACGTAAATATCCAGAAGGTAGATTATTAAGAACTGGTGTTGGTGGTAAAAAAACAGAGATGTTATACTCACTTACTAAAGATGGTCCACTATACAGAGTAGATCCAAAAGGAGGCTTTAGTGACTTTGCTGGAGACTTTGGTGATTTTACTGGTACTTTTCTCAACTTTGCTACAGCAGGAGGAGTTGTAGGTTCTTTTGTTGCACCTTTTTTTGGAACTGGTGGTGGTGTTATATTTGGAGCTATGCTTGATAAAGCTCTAGCTGATGAAGGTGTAGATGTTGAGGATAAAAGTTTTAGGCAAAAACTTACTGATTCTTTTACAACTGATGTAGCATTACAAGGTTTGATAGAAGCTTCTATTAACAAGTTTGCTCCAGGAATGGGTAAATATTTTGTAGATAAGATGTTAGGTAAAGGTGGTGTTCCTTTTGGAGCTTTTGTTGGTAAGACACCTCCAACTGCTGTTACAGCTCAAAAGTTTGCACAAAAAGAGGGTTTACCATTACTCTCCATATCTCAATTAGCTACACGTTCCCCTATATTGCAAAAAATGGCTCAACAAGTAGGTGGAACATCTAACATATTACAAGAGATGACAACAACCCAACAAAAGAAACTGTACCAAAAAGCTAAAGAAATAGCTAAACAAGATATATCAAATTTATCACAAGGTGAACTTATGTTTACTATTGATAATTTAGGTAAAAATATAATATCAGACACTATAGGTAGGGTACAAACTATAGAAGGTAAAGCTATAAATGTTAGATATGAAGATATTGTTGAGGATCTTGATATATACAAAAAAGGTATGAATGAATTAATAGATAGAACTTTTACTAAAGCTTTTTCTTCTGCAAGAACTGATAACGTAAAGTTTGATATTAGTGGTTTAGGTGTCAAGATAGATGATATACTTACTGGCACACAAATCAAAATGGCAAAAAAGGGTAAAAATAAACAAAATTTATATGAAAAAATAGGTGGTGAATTACAAGGTGATTTAGGTAATTTATTAGCACAACTTAAAAGAGCGGATACTGATGTTGGTACAATATCAGTAAAAACCTTTGGTAAAAGAAGAACATTTGATGCCCTTAAACAAATGCTTACTGTAAGAAATAAACTTAGTGATATTGTATCTCAAAAAGGTGAAGGTGCTTTTGTAGCTAAAGAGTTGATGGATGAGATTGATAAAGTTATTGATACTCCGACTGGTGGGTCAGGTCAGTTCAAAAAATTTCTAGATGATGCAAGAAAACTTACAAAAGAAAAAACAGATGTGATTAATTTTACAAGTCTAGGCACTTTATTTGATAGAAACGCTGGACTTAATGTAATGAAAACTATGAAATCTTTATATGATGGTAATATCAATGCAACAGACTTAAAGTTACTCAAAAACTTTATGCGTGTTAGTAAAGAAGGTGGGACAAAAGCAGTATCACAAGCTAATAATATAAAGACTATGGAAAACATACAAGATGGGTTTATACAATATACTCTGCAAAACATAGATACTGGTGCTACCCTTATTAAAGATATAGCAAAAGACCAAGAACTCTTTAACTTACTCGTGCCAAATGCTAATACTCGTAAAGCATTACTAACCTTTACAGATAAACAAAATTGGTTAAAAAATAGTGCTACTGTCAAAGCAATGGAAAGAGAGTTGGTAGATGCTGAAAGTGCATTTAATGAGATTGCAAAAAGCACTCAAGCAGAATTTATAAATAAGATAAATGCTACTGGTGGTGTAAACGGTAAATATGCTGAAAAATTAAGACTACATGTTTTAAGCACTATATTAGATAAGCCCAGTGTAACAAGAATAAGTGATATTGATGGTTCTACTGTTGTAAACGGTAAAGCCCTCACAAAAGAGTTGGATGATTTGAAAAGGTTTGCAGGACAATATAGTAATCTAAAACCTTTGTTTGCTAAAGCTGGAAAACCAAATGAAATAGATAATAACTATTTTAAAAATTTAGAAGGTATAAGAATATATGGGTTTTTTGCTAATATAGGTGAAGATGCTGGAGCATCATTTGCAACTGGTTCAGAAATAGGTAAAGCAACAAGGGGACAACTTTTTGAGTTTGTACAATCTGTTTTACCAAGAAACATATTAGCAAAATTAATGTCAATGAAACCAAGTGTAGCTCAACTAGAACAAGCTCACTCTAAGCCCAGTGGATTTTTAGACAGAAGTGGTAAGTTAAATAAATTAAGTGGAATACTTACAAGTATTGAAAGAGAGTTGGGGTTAGTTAGTGAGGACATTACTCCTGGATTTGAAGATGAAACAAGGCAACAAGAATTTAAACGTACTGGTGAACCTCCTTTTATGGGTGACCAAGTAAGTCAAAACACAATTACACCAAACACTTTAAACCTGAATCTTCCCACGGTGTCAGGTGGTGGTTCTGTTGGTAGTCCTCCATCTAACACGAACTTTGCCTCTCTTTTTCCATTTGACACTACGGGAAGTGCCATATCAAGTAGAGCAGGAATAGGCGGATTAGTATGAACATAGATCAATTACAACAAGAGTTAAAACGAGATGAGGGGTGTGTCAACGCTGTATATCTTGACCACTTAAACTTACCGACTTGTGGTATAGGTCATTTAATTACTGAGTGGGATGAAGAGTATGGTAAACCAGTCGGTACAGAAATATCAGAGGAAAGAGTAGACGCTTTATTTAAAGAAGATATTAAGGTTACTTTAGATGAATGTAAGATATTGTATGAAAATTTTGATGACTTGCCCGAAGAAGCACAACTGATACTAGCAAACATGATGTTTAATATGGGTAGACCAAGACTCAGTAAATTTAAAAAAATGAATAAAGCCATTGCTGAGGAAGATTGGATTGAAGCCTCATTACAAATGGAAGACTCTAAGTGGTATCGTCAAGTAACCAATCGTGCAGAACGATTGGTAGAAAGAATGGCTAATCTACAAAAGTTTCCAATAGGTTAACGGAGGATAGCATGGATCCAGCAACCATTGGAGTAGCCATCACAGCCGCGAACACAGCATTCAATGCGATTAAGCGTGGCTTTCAAGCCGGACGTGAAATAGAATCTATGGGTAAAGATCTTGGGCGTTGGATGTCTGCACTAAGTGATATTGACAATGCTGAAAAGTCTGCCAAAAATGCCTCTCCGCTAAGAAAAATGTTTAAAGGCAACGAGCTACAAGCAAGTGCGATTGAAGCTTTTACTGCAAAAAAGAAATTAGAAGCACAAAGGCAAGAACTTAAAACTTTTATTAACTTTCATTACGGACCTAAGTCTTGGAATGAAATATTAGAAATGGAAGCTAATATAAGACTGCAAAGAAAAAAAGAAATATATGATAGACAACAATTTATAAGAAAAGTTTGGGAAATTATTGGTTGGGTGTTTTTAGCTTGTACAGTCGTTGGCTTTTTATTTTTTCTTGCTTGGGTTTATAAGGAAAGCAGATGACACAGAAACAATTACAAAAAAAGTCTAAGTATGCTGAGTATGATTTAGATGGTGATGGTGTTGTTACTGATGAAGAACTCAGTAACATGAAAGATATTAAAGAAACAGAAACTAAATTAAGAAAAAATCTAGCACAATTACGCATGGCAAGATATACATTAATCGGCATGGGTGTGTTTACATTGGCTATGTTTATAGTTCCTATAGAAAGAGTAGAAGCTTTGGCTGATATTAGCAATTTATTTTACATTTCTGGGGCTGGAATAGTAGGAACTTACATGGGGACTACTGCCTACATGACCAAGAATGGGAAGTAATTTAAGGGTACAAACATACACGGAACCCTTGCTCTCATGACTGTATCGAGCTTATACGGAGTCATTTTTTTACTAAACTATCCAATCTGTAACATTTTCTTGTAAAACTACACTTGCTATGTCAATTTTACTTCTTAGGGCTTGTAACACTTTTTCGTCAACTGTTTTCTCTGCAATAATGTCTATGTATGTTACTTTATTCACTTGACCAATACGATGTGCTCGGTCTTCACTTTGCAACCTAACCTCAAGGTCATAACTATTACTATAATATATTACGGTAGATGCTTGAGTTAGTGTTAAACCATAACCACCAGTTCTAGGTTGTCCTACAAAAAATCTAACTGGGCTATCTGGGTTTTGAAAAGATGACATAGCATAATCTCGTTGGTCAGTGCTAGTAGCACCATAGTAAGAAACTACACTACCCTCGCCGTACATTTTTGTTAACAACTCTACAATGCTTTCAATATCATGTGTAAAGTTAGCCCATATAATAGCTTTGCCATCTATCTCTTCTACAACTGCTTCTAACTCTTTTATTTTAGCTGATGAAAAAGTTTTTATTGTACCATCATCTAATTTTACATGTCCAGAACAAACTTGTTGTAACCTGAGTAATTGTGTCAATATTGTGGTAGGAGTAACTGTACCTTCCTCACATATACCAAGTGCTATCTTTTTTAAGTCGCCGTACATTCTAGCTTGTTCAGGTGTAAGTTCTACAACTCGCTTTGTATATACTTTGTCTGGCAAGTCCAAACAATCTTGCTTTCTAACTCTGTAACTAAAATTATCTAACAATCCATTTAACTCCTTTAAGTTTTTGTATCCTACTATTTGGTTAAAACTATATGAACCTAAGTTACGTCTTTTAATTATTGCATACTCATATTGAAAACTATAAAAACTTTTATGACCAAGTAACTCTGGATTCAAAAATTCACATTGTGTGTACAAATCCATAGGGCTTTTTGTTATTGGACTACCAGTCATGATTCTACGGTACTTTGCTATTTTACCAAGCTTCACTATTGACTTAGTGCGTTTAGCATTTTTACTTTTTATTGTAGTGCTTTCATCTATAGCCATAAGTGTGCTATGAGCCAACAAAAATTTTTCCGCTACTTCTACACCTTTGCGTGTGCTAAATGCCTCAATGTTCATTAAGAATATTTTTAAATTGTAATTATCCTCAAATAACTTTTTCCAAGTCGTTAAAAACTTTTGTGTGTGATTAGGTTGCCATATACAAATATCTGCTAACACATGGTCTGGCATATGGGTAGGTATCTCATTACTAGACCAGTTTCTATATACACCTTTTGGTGCGATAATAAGAACACCACCTATATAACCTTTGTCATATAGCACACTAAAATTATCTATCAAGACCTTAGACTTACCAGTTCCCATATCCATAAAATATGCAAACTCATCTAAGTTCCAACCTTTTCTAAGAGCAGTTAGTTGGTGCTCATAGGGAGGCATCTTAAATTTATATTTCATTACCTTAACTTTCTGACTTTACTATATACAAAGTGTTTTAAAAATTTAAGCTCTTTTTTGTCGGTGTGATATTCTTCGCGAGACGGAAAATATATCGATATCTGATATTACAATATCTGATTTATCAAGTAGACTAAATTTAGTTTTACTACTATATATAAAAGTATATATTTAATAGTTGCTAATACCCCTAGTACCATCAGTTCCTAGGCAAGGGTCGTGTGGTATTAGCAACAACGGCATAGGAGAAAGTATGACTGTTTTTATAACGCAGGAAGTTCCAGGAAGAGATATTACAAAAGCCTCTGAGTATGGTGATTTGCAAATATTAATTCCAGCTAAGGAACAAGTAGCCTTATCAGCACAACCAACAGTTAGGCGGATAAATAGGTTGCTCCGTAAGTTTAACGATAAGGATTACTTGCTACTGTCAGGGGATCCCGTGATTATTGGCATCTCTTGTGCCGTTGCCATGTCTAATAATATAGGCAAATTAAATATATTAAAGTGGGATAGGCAAGATGAAGAGTACTATCCAGTAACAGTTGACATCTATGACAAGGAGGTATAAATGGATTTTGAAGCAACTGCAAATGAGCTTACCAAAGTAAGCGAACAAGGATTAAGTAATGTCAGTTCTTTGTGTAAAAAACAACTACAACTTGAGGATAGAGTGAAAGAACTCAAGGCTGAACTAAAAGAAACTGAAAGGGTACTAAGAGAAATATCACAAGACTTATTACCCTCTGCTATGCAAGAACATAATTTAAAAACCTTGCAAACAGAAGATGGACATGAGATTACAGTTACTGATTTTGTTTCAGCACACATATCAGAAGCTAATCGTAAAGATGCACATGATTGGTTGACTTCTAATGGTTTTGGAAGTTTAATAAAAAATACTGTTACTGCTTCCTTTGGTAGGAACGAAGATAATAAAGCAAAAGATTTATTAGCTGACTTACAAGGTCAGGGCATGGCAGTTACAAATAAAGTTTGGGTTGAGCCACAAACTTTAAAGTCGTTTGTTAAGGAACAAACTGGAAAAGGTGAAAATATACCTCATGACTTGTTTGGTGTATTTTTAGGTTTACAAACTAAAATAAGGAGAAAGTAAATGGCTGAAGTAGTCAAGAAACAAGAAGGAGCACTTGTCAACGCTTCATTTGAAGAAATGTCTGGTCTTGGTTTTGCTGAGACAACAACACAAGATATGTCAATACCTTTTTTAAGAATACTTGGAGCACAAAGCCCACAAGTAGATGAAAATGAAGGTGCATATGTTGAAGGTGCAAGGGCAGGAATGATATATAATACAGTAGCAAATGCAGTGTACTCTGGTGCAAGTGATAAAGGAGTTACAGTCGTGCCTTGTTATTACAACAGAAGGTTTGTTGAGTGGAAACCAAGAGATCAAGGTGGTGGATATGTTGCTAGTTACTTGCCTGATGACCCAATAGTAGAAACTGCTACACGCAACGATAACAATGATGAAGTATTGCCAAATGGTAATCTACTTACCAATACGGCTCAACACTTTGTTATGCTAATAGAGGGTGAGCAGTTTAGTAGATGTTTAATAACAATGTCAAGCACACAGCTCAAAAAGTCAAGAAGGTGGCTATCCAATATGAACGCTATGACAGCTATGGGTAAGAACGGTCCATACACTCTACCAATGATGTCACAAATGTACCAGTTAACAACTGTGCCTGAGCAAAATGATAAAGGTAAATGGTATGGTTGGGCTATAAGTAGAATAAAACAGTTAGATTTAGCAGACAATTTTGAAAAAACTATATTTGAAAATTGTGTAGCGTTTTCTAAATCAGTAGAAGCTGGAGAGGTGGATGTAAAAGAAGTAGTACCAGACCAAGCCCCAACTGATTTACCACCAATTAAAGATGCACCCAAAGCTAAGGTAGAAACTGACGACGATCCTTTCTAAGATTACCTAGTAATTTTGTTGTTTATTATTAGGTAGAAGCCCTAGCACCTCCTTGTTTGCATTTGCTAGGGCTTCACAAAGGAGGAGATATGGAGTTAGCAGAACAGTTTTATAATTTATTTGAAGGCAACAAAAGAGCCTACGGTGTTGTTGACTTAGATGATAATGGGGTGGGTAAAAAAACTGGTGTATATAAAATCATCAAAAAGCCAATAGAAGTACAACATTGGATTGACCATTTAAACGGTAAGCAAGGTCTTGGTGTTATACCAATCATGGATGATAACACTTGTATGTGGGGAGCAATAGATGTTGACAACTATCAAGTTGACCATAAAAATTTAGTAGAAAGATTACGCAAAGAAAGAATAGTTGGTTGGGTAGCAAGAAGTAAATCAGGTGGAGCACATATATATTTCTTTTTTAAAGAGCCAATAAAAGCTTCAACAATAAAAAATAAACTTGCAGAGATAGCATCAGGCTTGGGTCAAGCAGAAGGTGAAGTGTTTCCCAAACAAGCTGAAATATTAGTAGAAAGGGGCGATACTGGAAACGGTTTGAATATGCCTTACTTTAAAGGTAAAATGAGTACAAGGTCGGTGTATGATTTAAAAACATTAGAGATACTCTCGCCTCAGGATTTTGTTGCAAAAGCCAGTAAATATAAAATCACTAAGCAACAGTTTTCTGATTATAAGATAAATGCTAGTCAAGACAGTTACTTACCCGATGGTCCACCATGCCTTCAACACTTATGTAGTATGGGCTTTGGTGAGGGTTCTAGAAACAATGCTTTGTTTAATTTAGGTGTTTATGCAAGAATGTTTGATGCTGATAACTGGGAAGCTTTGATACAAAAGTACAACCTTGACTACCTAAAACCATCACTTTCACATGCTGAGGTTGGAGCAGTAATTAAACAGTTGCAACGGAAAGATTACTTTTATAAATGTGAAGACCAACCCATCAAACCGTATTGTAATAAAGAGGTATGTGTTACAAGGAAGCATGGCGTTGGACCGAACGGTGTACAAAATAGTATGTCAGCACTTACAAAAATAGATGGTGACCCACCCATATGGATATTAAATGTGGATGGACAAAGGTTAGAATTAAGCACAGATGGTTTAGTTTCACAAACTAGGTTTCAAAAAGATTGTGTATCACAGATAAATAAGTTACCAAGAACAGTGAGTCAAAATGCTTGGCAGACAAGAATACAATTATTATTGGATAGTTTAACTATTGTAGAAGTACCACCTGATGCTACAATAAAAGGCGAGTTTGAAGATTTATTGCACTCTTTTTGTAGTGAAAGAGCAAGGGGTGTAGAACGTGATGATATATTACAAGGAGTCGCAGTATGGATGGATGGATTAGTTTATTTCCAAGTCAAGGATATAAAAAAGCATTTATCAGTAAACGACTTCAATCATTACTCTTCATCAAAGATTACTTTGCGATTACAGAACTTAGAAGCT